GCTGTACGACCTCCGCAAGCTCGAAGAAGAGGAGGTGCTGTACGGCGACGGCACGGGCGAACATTTCCGTGGCATCCTGAGCGATCCTGGCGTGCAGGCCGCGCGGGTCGCGACGAACGACACGCTCCTCGACGTCATCCGCCGCGCGATTACGGACGTCAGGCGTGCCGGCTACGAGCCCAACGCGGTGGTGATCGACCCGATCGACTGGGAGGAGATCGAGCTGCTCAAGGGCACCGACAACCGCTATGTCTGGGCCGTGGTCCGCGACANGCTCGGCCCACGGGTCTGGTCGATCGCCGTGGTCGAGACGCCTGCGGCCGAGGCCAACCGTGGCGATGCGACCGAGGAGCGCAACCTGATCGTCGGCGACTGGATGCGGGGCGCGACGCTGTGGGTGCGCTCGGCCGCCGCGATCTCGATGGGCTGGATCAACGACCAGTTCATCCGCAACCAGCGGACGATCCTGGCCGAGCAGCGCGCCGCGTTCGGCGTCAAGCGTCCGCTCGCGTTCCGCAAGCACCAGACGCAGGCGCCGGTGCCGTAAGGCTGGCGGCTGATCGTAGCCCACTGGCGGCGTGATCGGACGGGGGCGCGGGCTATCCATTGTTGGGGGCGCATGACGGGTCCACGCTGGTTGCGTAGCACCGGCCCCCGTCCACACGCGGAGGAGATCGAATGGGACTCGCCTACGAGATCCGACGGGAGACGGCGCGCATCCGCGCCGAGCAGGAGCGGCGCAACGCGGAGGCGCGCGCCGCGCTTGAGGCCGCGCAGAAGGCCGCCGCCGAGTTCGCCGCGCTCCCNCCCNACGAACGCGAGTTCGAGTTGCGGCGTCGGCGCGCTGCGGCGCTCGCCGAGCAGGCCGAACGGAACGCGGCCGTGACCAAGGATGGCGTGGTCGTGCCGACCGAGAACAAGGCGGCGGCCGGCCCGCCAGAGAACAAGGCGGACGGCGAGAAGCGCAGGCGCGGGAAGAAGGATCAATGAGAGGGCCGGCGCCGGCGCTGGCCGCGCCGAGACGACAACCGNTCNTGGTGCAGAGATGATCGGGCTCGCAGAGCTAAAGGCCGCGCTCCAGATCCCGGCGGCGCTCACGGAGCACGACGACTACCTGACCGCGCTCGAACGCGAGGCGGTCGCGTATGTCGAGCGCAAGACCGGCTGGTACTGGGGGCCGCAGCAGGAGGCGGCGGCCCTGATCGAGGGCACCGGCACATGGACGCTGTGGCTCCCCGACCACGCGAGCGACGTTGTCCGCGTGGTCGAGCGGTCGTTCTTGTCTGGCGATGGGCTTGAGCTGCCGGGCGACAGCTACGAGCTTGTGAAGGAACCAGGCTCGACGCACGGCCTCAAGCTCCGGCGCAACACGTGGTATCCGTGGGCGTGCGCCTGCACGTATGCGGTCACGTACACGCGCGGCTACGCGCCGGGCGAGGAGCCGGCAGACATCCGGCAGGCCGTGGCCGGGCTCGTTGCCCACTGGTTCGAGCACCGGCTGCCGGTCGCGTCGGACTGGGCAGCGCAACCAGCGCCAGACCACGTCGCGGCGATCATCGCCGCGCACCGGAAGGGGCGAGTCTGATGGCGAGCCGGCTGGCGCGCGCGACGGACCCCGGCGCGTTCTTCGACCGCGCCGACATCGAGGCCGAGGTGAAGATCCCCGACGGCCGAGGTGGCTACTACTCCGGCGGCTGGGCGCCGATCCCCGGCGGGGCCGGCATCCCGGTCGCGATCCAGCCCCTGTCGTCGGACGAGCGCATCCGCGCGATGCAGGCGGCCGGCGACATTACGCACGAGGTCGTGACGAGCGTGTACGTGCCGGGCGTCAAGGCCGACCACCGGCTGCGCGTGACCACGGACGGCGGCCGGCTGCTCTACCTGGTGGCCGCGCCGATCGAGCTGGGCCGGCGCCAGCGGCTCCGGCTGCTGTGCCGCGAGCGGGAGGCATGATGGCGCGCCGCGTGGTCGTCGAGGGCACGGGCAGGGTGCGGCGCCGGCTGGAGCTGCTGACGCAGGAGGTGGTTGCAGCCGTGCGGCGCGAGGTGAAGCGCACCGCGCTTGACATCCAGGGCCGCGCGCGCCGCAACCTGAACCGCGCCTCGCGCGGCAAGGGCCGACGGACGAGCGACACCGGCCGGCTGGCGAACAGCATCGCGATTGCCGAGGAGCAGGACGGGCTCGACGCGCGCATCGGCACGAACCTCATATATGCGCGCGCCATCGAGTTCGGGTTCCCGCCCGGCTACCTCCAACGGATGCCGCCGGTCGACGCGATCCAGGGCTGGGTGAGGCGAAAGCTCGGCGTCAAAGACGCAAAGGAGGCGCGCTCCATCGCGTTCGCAATCGCGCGGAAGATCAAGCGCAGTGGGACGAAGGCGCAGCCGTTCTTGTTCCCGGCCGCAGAGGCGGCCAAGCGGGGGTTCCGCACCCGGCTCCGCAAGGCGGTGCGCGAGGCGCTAAAACGCGCGACGCGGTCCGCGTAGGTGAGGGACGATGTACGCCGCAGACACCGTACAGGCNGCGATCTACCAGGACCTCGACGGCGCGCTCCCTTGCCCGGTCTACGACGAGGCGCCGCCCGGCTCGCCGATGCCATACGTCGTGCTCGGCGAATGGACGGACACGCCGGCAGACACGCACGACCTCGACGGCAGCGAGCTAACGGTGACGATGCACGTGTGGAGCGACGCGCCGGGCACGCGCGAGACAAACGAGATCATGGCCGCGATCGACGAGCGGCTGCATCATGGCCAGCTCGTCGCGTCGGGCGTGCGGATCGTCTCGATCGAGCGCGAGTTCGCCGAGGTGTTCCGCGAGGAGGACCTCACGACGGGCCGGCAGCTGCGGCACGCCGTGCTACGCTACCGAATTACGGTGCAGGAGGAGTGATGGCCGAACAACACTGGCGCGTAGGAACGTGGAACGGGCACCCGAATTTCGAGTGCGCACATTGCGCCTACGCAACGCTCAAGCCGCGAACGCTGGTCGAACACCTAAAGACGGCGCACGGCGTCCGGCTCCGCACGGTGCCGAAGCCGAAGGCCGCGAAGGCGGCGGCGAACGAGGCCGCGCCCGAGAAGTCCAACAACGCAGACAAGGAGTGAGGCACGATGGCGACGTACAGAGGGCACGGCATCCAGCTGTTGATGGGGTCGGGCGACCCTGTCCAGTACACGGCGATCGCGCAGATCGAATCGATCCAGCCGTTGAGCTGGACGCGCGAGACGGAGACGATCGCGACGCACGATGAGGCGCCGGGCAACCTGTTGCGCAAGATCGCAGCAGCGTTGGCCGACGGCGGGCAGGTCACGTTCACGATCGCCTACGACCCGAACGATCCGACGCACGACGCGCTCGAACAGGCGAAGTCTGCGACGGAGCCCACGCCGTTCCGGGTGATCTACCCGATGGTGACGCCGCCCAAGCAGGTCGATTTCCACGCCTGGGTCACGTCGTTCACGGTGCAGGACACGGCCGCGAACCTGAGCGTGCTGCGGGCCGATGTGACGCTCGATGTGACGGCGCCGCTCGACGGCAGCGGCTCCTAAGGAGGTGCGATGAAGCAGGTCAGGGTTACAATCGGCGGCGTCGAGCGGCTGCTGCGGTTCGACGCCAACGCCGGCGCCATCTTGGAAGAGCTTGGGTTCGACCTGTTCAGCAACGTCGAGGCGGCGCTGAGGTCGTTCCGCGTTATCCGCGCGATGGCGTATGCCGCGCTCGTCGCCGGCCAGATGTACGAGGAGGGCAAGCGTTACCGCGAGCCCGCGCTCACGTTGCACGAGGTCGGCGCGCTCCTCGACGGCGGCGAGGGGACGGACGCGCTCGTTGCCGCGTTGAACGAGCTGATCGCGGCGGAGGCGCCGGAGCAGCAGGACATCGAGAAGCTGGCGCAGCTCGCCGAGGACTCGGAGNCGCNGGCTGAGGCCGACGGCGAGGCGGGAAAAGGCGCTGGCGAGTCCTCGACCTCTACGCCGTAGCGGTCATCGACCTCGGGCTCCGGCCCGATGAGTTCTGGTCGATGCCGCTGCGGCACCTGTTCGCGCTGCTCGCACGCTACCTGGAGCGCGAGCAGCAGCGCGAGCGGTGGGCCGACTACCGGGCGGGCACCATCGCCGCGGCCGTCATCAACGCAGCCGGCGGATGGCGCGGCGGTCAGCCCGCGAAGCCGTGGGACTTCTTCCCGCATCTGCACGCCGCGCGCGGCGTGAGGGATCCCGAGAAGCAGATCGCGATCCTGCGCGCGCTCGGCGCGCGGGTCACAGAGATCACCGATGGCGAGGGAGCTTGAGCGGCTGTACGTCCGGGTGTTCGGCGACATCGCCGACCTGGACAAGAAGCTGAACCGGGCGCAGAAGCTAGTGGCCGACTTCGGCGGGCGGATGTCCCGCGTCGGCCGCGCGCTGCAACTNGGGTTCACNNTGCCNCTCGGCGTCGCCGCGGCGACCATCGTGCGAGCAGGCGCGGAGATGGACTCGCTCCGGCGCGGGCTCGAAACGGCCGTGGGA